GTCCTATCATCGGTCGTGGCGCTGATCTTATGCTCATCGACGACTACGTCAAGAACGCTGAGGAGGCAATGAGTGAAGCGCACCACACCAAAATATGGGAATGGTTCAGAGGCGTCGCCTATACAAGACTTGAGCCAGGAGCTTCTCTCGTGGTTTTGGCAACACGATGGGGACAGAACGATCTCATCGGACGTCTTATCTCTGAAATGCCAGAAGAAAACTGGGTCGTCATCAATTTGCCTATGCACGCAATGGTCAACGATCCACTTGGAAGAGCACCTGGTGAGGTTTTGTGGCCAGAACGTTACAATGAAGAAGCGTGTGCTCGGATCAAGCGAGCATTAGGCAATTTCTGGTATCAAGCACAGTGTCAAGGTGATCCTCCTGCGTCTATGAGTGGTGCAGATGTGGGTGAACAGATCAAACTCATTGATGCTGCTGACATACCATCTCATCGGGAACTCAAAACGTTCCGTGCTTGGGATTTAGCATCATCTGAAGGTGCAGGTGACTTCACTGTTGGACTTAAAATGTCCAGACAACGTGATACAGGCAAAATTTTTATTACTGATATCGTTCGTGGACAGCATTCTCCTGGGCAAAACAAGCAAATCACGCTCGAAACAGCCGCTGCTGATGGTCATGGTGTGAAGATTTGGATGGAAATGGAGCCAGGATCCGCAGGCAAAACAGTTATTACAGACTACAAACAGCTGCTACAAGGCTATGTGTTCGAAGGCGATAAAGCCACAGGGCCGGGTGAAGTACGTGCATCCCCACTCATTGCTGCCATTGAATCGGGCAAAGTTCATATGGTAAAAGCTGATTGGAATGCTATTGTACGCCATGAATTCAATGCTTTTCCTGGTGGTGATCATGATGATATCGTAATTGCAGCCAGTTTAGCCTATAATAAGCTTGTTCATGGTGTATCTGGCGCAGTTGTATGGGGCCGAGATGCATTCCCACAGAATGAAAGCAATGTCGTACCACTCGCTAAGGCACGTGCACGAGCTCTTGCGCGTAGACCAGTAACTGAACAGGAAATTCACGATACACCAACACGGAGATTGACGTGGTGAGTAAAAAACGGGATGAAAAAGGCAGATTCGTAGCAGCATCAGGCAGCTCAGGCAGCTCAGCTGGCACAGAAGGCGAAATGATGCGTGTGATGAGTGCCTTGGTATCAAGGATGGAGCTAGCCAACCGTGCTGGTATCCAATTTGAAGGTGCACGCGACCTCTATAAAGTCTTTGGTTATAAGAAGTCGATCTTACCTGAAGACATGCTGGCTAAGTATACACGGCAAGACATTGCCAGTCGTATTGTGGACGCACCTCCGGGAGCTACGTGGTCTAATCCTCCAGAAATTGAAGAAGGCAGCCCAATCAAAGAACCTTTTGAAAAGCTCCGCGATGCTACGGATCTATGGACTGTTATGTATAGAGCTGATCGATTAGCTCGTATGAATCCCTTCGCCCTCATGCTATTTGGCTTTGATGACACTGGGAATCTCAAAACGCCTGCAAAGAAAGCCTCAGAACTACTTTATGTGCGCGCTATCGGATCACGTCAAGTAACGGAAGTTACTTACGTGAATGATCCAAAGAATAAGCGTTTTGGCCTCCCAGAAAGTTATAAAATCACTTTTGATGACCCTACTTCCAAGACATCAAATGGTACAGGTACGGTATCAGCAGCAACTAAAGATTTAGTTGTTCACTATTCACGTGTTGTACATATTGCTGATGGCACACTTGAAGACACTATTTACGGCCATCCCATGATTGAGAGGTGTTATAACCTCCTTGATGATCTTCTTAAAGTATCTGGTGGTACTGCTGAAACCTATTGGTTGACAGGTAATCGCGGTATGCAAGCAGATATCGATAAGGAGATGGATCTGGAGCCTGGTGATGCTGCCGCGCTTAAGGATGAGATTGAAGAGTATATGCACCAGCTGTCCAGAATCATCAAGACACGTGGTGTTAAATTAAATGTATTGGATTCTAATACACCTGCACCGCATGAGACATTTGAGATGATCATGTCGCTGTTGAGCGGTACCACAGGCATTCCGCGTCGCATCCTCTTAGGTAGTGAAGCAGGGCAGCTTGCATCAGAACAAGATAGAGCTAATTGGGCTGAGCGTATTGAAGAGCGTCGTGCTTTGTTTGTTAATCCGTCAATCCTCAAGCCTACAGTGGTGTTATTGCAAAATGTAGGGCTTCTTCCTGAAGGTAAGGTTGAGTGGGAATGGCCAAGTGCATTTATTCAGAACCCGTTAGAAGAAGGCCAAACGATGGCGCAGATTGCTCGTGCTGTTGGTAACCTCTCTCGTCAAACGGGTAATCAAACACCAATGCAGCTCCTTAGTGAGGAGGAGTCACGTAAGGTAATTGGATTTAAGGGACCTCTCCCAGAACCCTTCGAACCTAAAGAATATCAAATGCCTGATCCAACACCTGCACCTGGAGATGGTACGACAAGTAACACATCACGATCGGGCAAGATTAAGACGGAACAAGATAAAGCAATGCGAGCCGAAAAACAGTCAGATGAGCGTTCAGCGGGACCGTAAAGGAGTGGTTGAGATTTGACTAAAAAGTCTGTATAATATATAGTATACAGTAGTGCGCACTTAAGGCTTATCAATGGCGGCACCAGCATACACAACGGATCTAACGACCATTGTTGATTATGATGGAACGTCAGGTACGGCTGCTGAGCCATCCACAGGGTGGGTCGCTGGCCGCTCGCCCACCAATTCTGATACAGACTTTCCAATTCAAAGCAGCACTCACGCCTCCTTGACCATGAATGCCACAGGTAAGGCGGGACTGCTTACTACGGGTTCTACTTTCACTTGGACATCTGGTAATTATCTTTTTGGCTGGATCATTTGGTTGGCTCCAGGTGCTATTGACTCACAGGCTAATGGTGGTCTAGCCATGCTTTGTGGGTCATCAACCAGCAATTACAAGGTGTTTTACGTTGGCGGGAACACATGGGGTAAGTACCCCTATGGTGGCTGGCAAAACTTCGCGGTTGATCCAACCTTGACCTATGATGAAATCTTTGGTACTGTCTCGGCATATAATGTAGTCGGGTGCGGAGCTAATGTTTTAACAGCAGTATCCAAAGGTAATCCTCTTGGTAATGATGCCTTTAGATATGGCCGAGGTACTTTAAGGATAGCTAACGGCAATTCTACAGATGGTTACGCTACTTTCTCTGGTATGGCAGCAGCAAATGATGCGTCAGCAGCTCGATGGGGTTTGTTTGAGGCGATTCCTGGTAGTTACAAATTCAAAGGCTTAATGTACTTCGGTTACGCAGCCGCAACAGAATTTACCGACCAGAATAAGAACATCATCGTTGATGACATGATCTATATCAACTCTAACTTTAACCGGATAGAGTTTCATAACGCATCATCCGTGATAGATTGGAATAACATTTCCTTCACATCGCTTTGTACCACCTCTCCAGGTCAATTAGAAATGATTGATAATTGTACCTTTGATGACGTAGGCGGTGTTTTTGTTGATATGGACACTTTCATCTACCAATCGGGATATACTGGTACAGGTAGAACATGGAGACGCTGCGGACAGATTACTCAGGGTGGAGCAACCATAACCGATTGTATTGTGGAAAAGAGCACAGCTGCTGTTGCAATTTTGTCCGACAATATCTCCCTTATTACAGGTACAAGTTTTACGAGTGATGGTACAGGGCATGCAATTAGAATAAGACCGACAGGTGCAGGCCCATTCTCCTTTACAAGTTCCGATCTTTCTTATTCCGGTTATGCTAGTTCAGATGGATCTACAGGGAATGAGTGTATCCTCATTGATCCAGTGACAGCATCAGCAAACATCACACTTTCTATATCCAGTGGTTCAACCCCAACCATTATGGAAGCCGCTGGTTATACAGGGACATTTACGCTAGTCTTGAGTACATATGACTTTACTCTCTCGGGACTGGAATTAAATACAGAAGTTACGATTGTCACGGCAGGTACCGAGACAGTCCTATCGCACACGGAAAATGCTTCCGTGTCAGATGGAGGGGGAAAGTACAAAGTAGTGTACACTCATTCCGGAGGTGCTACAGTTGATGTATTAATTCATCATGTTGATTATCAACCTGACATCTCAAACATATACAGCCTAACTTTGCCCAGTGCGGTTAGTTCAGCAAAAGTAGCAATGTTCTTAGATCTTAATTATGATAACCCTTAGCATGGAGGCCAAGTAAATGGCAAAACTTTTCGATCCTGATGACCTCAACCAAGGAACAGAGGTTGTAATAACTACAGGCACCAAGAAGATTCAACTCTTGGTTGCCGGTAACTTGGTTGACACGCCTACTGGTGCCACCTCTGGTGTAACTGGTAAAGCTTTTTATTCCTTCCTTAAAGAAGAGTGGAAGTCCGATGCGGCACTGAATAAGTTCCGATTCCCCTTACAGATGATTTACGAAGCGCAGTTCATTTGGATTAACGGTTGGGGCCCCGCAGATGCGCAGACACGCGATTTGATCCGAGATGCGGGCTTCAAGGAAACGGATGGTAGGGAAAATGCTTGTATTATCTCCCTGGGTGCGTTCAACGACCCTACAGTATCAGCTTATTATGCTAATGTGGCAGGTTTGGATCAAACTACGTCCTCATTCGACAAGCCTGGTGAGTTGAATGAAAATATCCAAATCAAGGGCACTGGTGGTACACCCAATAACACCGGCTATTTTAAGGCCTTCCTGCGAGCAGACCAGGATACATATTCTGAGTACAATCTGCTTACTGAGCAGGGTCTTGCTGCCCTCACCTATCAAGCATATCGTTTGCCTCTTTCTTCTGAGGTGGACAATGATGCTGTAGATAATTACACTCAGGTTGGTACTACTGATGCTGGCTCGATTTCAGGTGTAGTGTATTCCGAACTTTCCATTGACTTTATCCAGGGTACAGGATACACCACGGCTACAGCTAGATCTTATGTCCTAAATGAGATCGTCAAGGATCTCCAGACCCCTGGTAGATGGTTCCGTTGCACAACCGCAGGTTCTGCTGATGCAACAGACATCAACAACCTGGGTACAATGGGTGGTGCTGGTGATGCAGTGTTTACAGCCTTTGAAGGTGAGAGGCAGATTGGTACGAATTATTACGCCTTCAACCGTATCATTGATGCCAACGATGTCTCTCTTGTGGCGGCGCGTATTCCGGAAATCCATTCCTGGGCTCAATATGAGCTGTCCTTAGGTACTGATATCAATGCGGATACCACAGGCACAACTTTTGGTACAGTGTATGGTAATGTAGCACGACGTCTTACCACCATTGTTGCAGGCAAGTTGAACACCAAAGGTGGCGTGTATATTGACAATTTTAATGTCAACGACAAGAACGACATTAACTTCTTCGATATCACGGTTGATGGCGGTGTCGATTCCGAGTATGTGCCAGTTGTTACCACCCAACGCAACTTCCCGTTTGTGTCTGCAGGTAATATGAACTTCTCACAAAACCTATATGACGCATATGTTGCGGACAATGCATCTACCAAGTACACTATGTATTTCACTAATGATGATGCGGGTGATAACCTTGGGTATGACTTTGATACCTCAAATGCCATCATCGTGAATGATAATGGGGGTACGCCAATCACTGGGAATATCACGGCTGTATCCATTGCGTTCGATTACGATTACTCGAACAATGTGCAGCGGGGTACAGGATCAGACGGAACGGATGCCCCTGTTACAGTTGTGGCCATTGCACATGACGGAGCCCAGTGGATTGAAGCTACGGGTACGATCACTCAAGCAACTGGCTTAACGTTCAATGTCAATGCCAATGACGAATTGAACTACAGCAACCCGTAGGCTGATGACTCGTCGTCAGATAAGGTACTTGCTGCAGCGTTTGCGTACGGAAGCTATGGGTGGCGTGGAGCCACCCATACTTCCTAAAGGCTTTCGTGAGTCCTTTGAACGTCAACATAAATTCAGAGGTTGGGGCAATTACCAACGGGTATGGGATGTTGATGATTCTGGATGGAACATCGTCTTGTTGGACATATCGGCAGAAGAAGCATGGAATCAGCTACTGTTAGAAAAAGTCCCAGAGTTGCCGGAGGTATTGAGTGGGTGCAAAAGTAACATTCGATCCGACAACTAAGATCATCCAGGTTATAGCTGTCCCAGTATTGGGTGTAGTGAACTTAGATGTGAAGGTGGATCTGTATTCTGATGGCAAAGAAGATTGGCGTGCAAGCACCACCCTCTTCAAATACAGATTCCCTATCAGGGCTGTAGGCGGAGATCCATTGCCTGGATCTAAAGCTTTGGGTTCTACTTTCTTCTTAGCGCCGGGTTGGCAAATTCGACCATACGAAGCAGATCATAGGCTTATCGTGAATGGCAATTTGTATGTAGAGGATGGTTCTTCACCATACACCACCACTATCGGGACGTACAATGTGCTTATTGAAGCCGAAGTATCCTCGTTGGTAGATTCCACAGTGGTTCAGTTGCACGAGATATCGGATATACATGCAGCACACTTTAATCGGCGTACACGTAATCCAACTACAGGAGACGAGGTTATTTATGATGTGGATGGTGTAACACCACTTCATTCATTTACCTCCACTGACGATGGCTCTCAGATTACGGAGATTGCGCCAGTACCATGAATACATTAGGCCTAAACTTATTTGGTGGTGGTGCGACCATCATCAAATATATTGGCCCGCAACTTGACATTGAGACACAAGTTTTTACCTCTGACATATTAATACAAGCAATCCCTATAATTATCGATATAGGGGTTATAACTATTGAGGTAACCACACAAGCATATACAATCACGTTTACCCAAGAGGGTAATAACGTTATCATAGGGACCTAACAATGACTGAATGCGGAAGAATCAAACAAGGAAATACAGGGCCCTTATGGCTTGTTGGTGTAAAAGAACGAGACGCGAATGGTGCTGAGACAGGTAACCTTATTGATATCTCGAGCGTGAATTGGGTCTGTACAGTTGCGTGTAATTCTGCTGTACCGCCTATATCACGCACCGAGACTAATATCTCAGCAGATGATACTCGATTTATGGTACAGCTCACACCAGCGGAAACAGCTACATTACCTGCCGGAAGTGCACATACAATTGCAATTGAAGTAGTCAATGCCACTTTATCACCCGCCTTTGAGGTGGAGTCGCATGTTGAACTGATTGTGGATGCGCAGCAAATAACATGAATAGGATTAATGCTCAAGGATGAGCGGGGGGTGATATAATGGTTGAGCGAGGCGGTACTGGCAATACTAGTATAGGCAGTTTAGGGGACTTAACTTCCTGGACTGAACGATATGAAAAACATCTATCCAGGCAGTCCGACCAGATAGATAGTTTGACAAGAGATGTATCTGCGTTAAGTGCGGATGTACGGTCTTTGATGAAGAACCAAGAATCGCTCTTCGCAAAGACATCCCAACCGTTCCAATGGGGAGCATTCATTAGCGCGTTGGGTGTAGTAGCTGTTGGTGCAGGTTTACTTATATCCCCAATACATAGGGAAATAGATGAACTTAGAGTATTCCAAAAAGGTACACTACAACATCGCATTGATGACGCTGCAGATATGGCAGCAGCACAGAAGGATCTGGAGTGGTTGGCCAAGATGGAAGAAAGACTAAATAACCGGATTCATATAAATATGGAGAAGCGTAATGACTGAACTGAGCTTAGGCGATAAAAGAAGACTGTTTACACAAATGACTTGTATCTTAGTCCAATATGCGCATATGCTTGGTTACACGTGTTCGTGGGATGGCACAAAGACGTGCGCTGATTGTCCTAGTCATCATAAGAACAGTTTACATGGTCTCGGTCTTGCAGCCGACTTGAATCTTTATCTTGATGGTAGGTACCTAACCTCTACAGACGACCATCTCCCTCTAGGTGAAATGTGGGAATTTATGGGCGGCACATGGGGTGGGCGTTTTAACGATGGTAATCACTACTCATTACCGCATGGAGGCATGAAATAGCATGGAAGCACATTTTGAGCAAATACCACCATTAGAAATTGGGCGTAGAGGCCAATGGATCTTACATGAGGACCTTATCTATATAAGCGAACTTGCAGGTACTATTATTGTACCTAAGGGATTTGAGACTGACCTAGCAAGTATCCCACAAATACTTACTCCTCTTTTCCCAAAGAATGACGATCATCGACCAGCAGCGATTGTGCATGATTATCTCTGTCGCCTAGACGAAGTTGAACGCTCTTGGGCAGATAGGGTATTCCTTGAGGCCATGAAGATAATGCAAGTACCAAGATTGCGTCGTTGGCTTATGTTTTTTGGGGTTCGTATAGGGGCAATCTTTACTGGCAAAGGTTAAGGAGATCATATGTACACATCCAAGTATGTTATAGCACTAGTACTGTTTGCATTCCTATCTGGTTGCTCTATGATTAGTATGGAGCAGGGAGCCAAAGATACGGATTCTTATGAAAAGATAACTTTCAAGGGTCCACCTAAGGACTTTAAGTCCCTAGACTTTAAGTTTGGTCATGATACACGTCTTAAGGCAGGAGAAGCGGCGACAGCAGAACAACCATGGGCTGATGTAGCGGGTGATCTGGGTGGCTTACTATTGAATATGCAAGCATACTGCAAAGCTTATCCGACAATGTGTGTAATGCCTCAATAATTTACAGGCTCCCGCTTAGGGTGCGGTTTCCCTTAAGTAGACCGTTCCTAATGAATTACTTGGGACCAGTTGATTTTTGACTACACAGCAGTTATAATTAACGTATAGCAAGGGTTTTTGACTATGGCACAACGAAAAGCAATGCTTTCGGTTCAAGCAACTCCTGATATTCAGAATATTAGGGTAGCAAGCCTCTTCGATCAAGAGTACACCGTAATCCCATGTGTTGCCCTTTGTGAAGGTGTATTATGGCCTGCAAATGCAGATTCTCCTGAATTAGCATTAGCTGAAGAGTTTGGAAAGTTCCCAGCAGGCTGGGATGGTCGTCCAGTAGTATACAATCACCCGATGGTTAATGGCGCTGCCGTTCCAGCAAGTTCACCCCAAATATTGACTGAGAATGCTTTTGGTCAATTGTTTAACACCCGATTGGATGGGAAAAAACTCAAGACTGAAATTTGGATCAATAACTCACGTGTGTCATCCATGCCTTATGATGCACAAGAGGTGATTGCTGATCTGCAGAAGCCGAATAACATGGTAGAGGTTTCTACGGGGCTCTTCACTATGAATGAGCAAGTTGCGGGCAGTTATGATGGTCAACCATTCGCAGCTATTTGGCGTAATGTCGTACCTGACCATTTAGCTATACTCCCTAGAGGAGTGAAAGGTGCATGCAGCATTGAACATGGTTGTGGAGCACCTCGTACCAATTCCATGCAACCAGTTATGAGGGCCGCAGAATTGAACACACAAGCACAAGCACAGATACCAGAGGTGACTACGTCATCTTCACTTATTATTAGTACTGTTGCAGACACACATACTGAAGGCTGTGACTGCGAAGAGGTAACACCCGAGGAGAAGGGAATGCTCATGAAGTTTCTTGAGTATGCTCGAAACCTCACATCGTCGGGTTCAACTGTTAGTAAAGAACCCAATACCCCTATCGTTCCAGCTGATCTTGCTGTGAACGAGTCCACTGACATTCAGGAGAATGCTATGAATGAAGAACTCGTGAATGGGTTGATTGCTAACGAAGGCACCCAACTCACCGAGGACGACCGAGAGTGGCTCAGTTCACTCGAGGAGGCCCAGTTGATCAAGCTGGTACCAGTAACTAACAGTGAGCCAGAAGCTCCTCCGGCAGACGTGAAGCCTGCAGAGCCTGCAGCTCCTCCAGTTAAAGAACCTGCAGTAAACAATGCACAGCCAGTTACTACTGATTCGTACATTGCTGCAGCGCCTGACGAGATCCGTCAAGTATTGAATTCGGGCTTGCGGATGCATCGTGACCGTAAGGACGCACTGATCGCGGCTCTGAAAGCTAATTCACGATGCAAGTTTACTAATGAGCAGCTGCAAGCCAAAGACATTGACGAATTGGAAAATATTACCGCGCTAGCGACTGATATTTCCTACGAAGGACAGGGAACAACGTTGACAGCCAATACTGGGGCTGACGACAATGCTGCACCCCCGGCTCCAGAAATCTTTTCATGCAACAAACAGAGTAAGGAGTAACTCATGGCTGTTAAGAAGGTAATTGTAGTAGGCGAAGAGTTCTGCATCCGCAGAGAATCATTCGCAGACGCCGCAATCACTCCGGGAATGCTTCTGGAGCGGACTGCAACAGGCGTCAAAAAGCACGCAGGTGAATCCCTCAATGCACAACCGCTATTTGCGTACGAACGTGAAATGACGGGCGACGGTATCGATGTCGCTTATGCCCAGGACGATACGGTACTCATGGCTCATTGTCCTCCGGGTACTGTAGTATATGCTCTTGCTGGTACAGCCGACGTAACGGCATTTACATTTGTTGAATCTGACGGCCTTGGTCGTCTTCAGGATGTACAAACGGCTGCAGCAACTGCTGATACCGCTCGTGCATCAGTCCTCGGTGTCGCACTTGAATCCGCCTCTGCAGGCGCACGATTCAAATGTGAGATCATTTAACCTAACCCTGTAAGGAGCAAATGATGAATACAGGAGTTCAAGTAGATACCATCTCTGCACAGGGTGGTGGCATGAAAGGTTCTGGTGATGTGGCAATGCGCCTCATGCAGAGCGGTTTCAATGTTAACGCACTACGTACCTGTGATGTCCTTCGTAAGGACGAATGGAAACAGTATGACACGACTTTGATCGAAGTAGCTCGTCAGCGTACACCGCTGGTACAGTTGCTTACCAGTGCTGGTCTGACTTATAGTATCCCCAATGGGCTCGGTACAACGATCCTTGAGTGGGAAGATGTCAGCGATATGGAACCTGCCGATGTCTCGATGGCGGGTGTTACTCGTGGTGAGCAAGATACACTCGAGTACAGCTTGAAGAGCATGCCCTTGCCGATCATCCATAAAGACTTCACCATCAATATTCGGAAACTGGAAGCCTCTCGCAAGACTGGCATGCCTCTGGATACGGCACAGATGGAAATCGCAAGTCGCCTGGTAGTGGAGAAGATCGAAGCAATGGTTGTAGCTGGTCACGCTACGGCAGTTGGTTCTTCCGTGATTTATGGTCTCAATACTGTTCCGAACTCGGAAGCAGTAACGATGACTGGCACCACGGGTTGGGATTCTGACTCTACGGCAGCTCAGATCATCGCAGACGTCCTGTCAGCTGTTGCAGCACTTGAAAGCAATAAGATGTGGGGTCCATACGCATTGGTCGTGAATTATGCTACCTGGAATCGTCTCCAACAGGATTACGATGTATCTGGTGCGTCATTGATGTCAATCCTGGAACGTATCATGAAGGTTGCAGGTGTTACATCTGTTACGCCCTCACAGAACGTTCCTGCCAATACTGCTTACTTCTTCCAGCTGACGCGCGACGTCATTGATGAAGTAATTGGCATGCAGCCTACTGTGGTACAATGGTCAACTCAGGGTGGAATGCAGATGCATTTCAAGGTCATGGCGATCATGATCCCTCGTCTGAGATGGACACAAACACTTCAGTCTGGTGTAGCAGTTATTTCCTGATAGCCAGTTATCAGGTGTTCGATGGTGACCCCTTTCGGGGGGTCACCTTTAAACAATAGGAGAAGCATCGTGGCTTATAAGTCAGACAAAACACCCAAAAATGAAGGTGTACAACGTGTAGTAACAGGTCCAAAGTCTATTTGGATCCCGAATGAAACTGGTGGTCGCAGGCTTGCTGAGATTGGCGAGACAATAACAGTCTCCCAGCGTACCGCTAATACCTTCAAGGATCGTTTAAAAGATGTAGCTGTTGCTAAGGCAGAGGCTGTCGTAGCCAAAGCTGAAGCAGTAGCTGCTGGTGTTGACGAAGGAGGGGACTCTAACGAGTCTGAATAACAGTGACAGCACGTGTCTCAGCGGCAGAAGTAAAGGAAATCGTCAACACAGATATTTGTGATGATACCCTTGTCGGCAACTTTATTGATACGGCACACACCTATGTTGAGGCACATTTAGTCGGCACTGATTGCCAAAACAGCGAGGCAATTCTCAAAAAGATCGAGATGTATCTCGCAGCACATTTCCTATCCATTACCGATGAAGGCGGTACACTTAAGTTTACTAAACTGGGTGATGCTTCTGAAGCCTATGACACGGGCAATTTCGGTGAAGGATTAAATGCTACTCGTTTCGGTCAAACCGCTATCATGCTAGATGCATGCGGTATCTTGGCTGGGCTTGCCACAACAAATAAGAAAGCGCAATTCCGAGTAGTTTGGGATCCCACTTGATATGAACATCCAACGTAATCTCAAACACCAAATAACTCATTGGCCTGTTACAGGGTCCGATGGCTTTGGGGGTTCTACATTTGGAGCTCCTGTAGTCTATATGGGGCGGTGGGAAGATACAGTTGAACAATACCGTAATCGCAAAAATGAAGAGGTAGTATCCCACTCTGTGGTATACCTATTAACAGATGTACAGGTTGGTGATTACCTCGCTCTTGGTGACTACACTGCTACAGCAAGCCCCGTATCACTGAATTCTACCTCAACAATTGCACGTACTGTTGAACAGCAGCATCGTACTACTGATCTTGCCAATCTGGTAGCACTCAGGAAGGTGTTTCTCTAATGCCTGCTCGGATTACAATGGGCAGAGCAAGACTTGGTGCATTCGGTGGCGCGACAATGTCACCTACAGAAGCAGGGTATATCCCTCATATGCGGAAGCAAGCACAAGCGATGGCGGATAAACTCAACAATATTATCCAAGGTGTTAAAGATGCCACACCCGAAGCTATCATGGATGCAGCGGAACCTATAAAAGTACGATCACAAGAATTAGTACCTGTAGACACAGGAGCATTACAAAGATCTTTCTTCATGTCGGCTGACCAAAGGGTAGGCGGGGTCGTTGTATATATGGGTTATGGTAGATATGGCAATCCTTGGTATGCTGCATTAGTACATGAGAATATGTTCTTTCGTCATGCTAAAGGAAAGAGCGCTAAATTCTTAGAGATTGCCCTAAATGAGAATTTGGACAAGTTCCGTTCTCGTTTAAGATACAACATGGAGTTTGGCTTGAAGAAGAAGGGTAATTTGTATGGCTGAGAATCCGAACAGTATGGGTGCTAAGTCATTACTTACTACACATGTAGCCTCTTCAGGTTGGACTATTGAAATTGGAGCGTTACCGGATTCACCTAATAAGTTGATTGTTATTAATGATACTGGTGGTGCAACACCAAACCCTAAATGGCTGTTAGAATATCCTACACTGCAAATCATGGTGCGAGGAGAGATAAACGGTTATTTGGCCACATTCCGAGAAGCCAAAGCGGTAAAGGATTTGCTTTTGGGTGTGACTTCACAGAACCTTAACGGTGATCGTTGGGTGTCTGTTTTAATGAATGGAGACATGGCATTCATAGGCCGTGATGAGTCGGAAAGGCCCTTATTCTCCATGAACTTTTCACTTATCATCGAGCCCCAATCTGTAACCAACAGTAACCGGCTTGCTTTAACTTAAGGAGATAGCATAATGGGAGCAAAAGCAATTCAGATCTCGAATGATGCTGGCACCACGTGGGCCACTCTTCCGGGCTCGCAAGGAAGCTTCAGCGCAGACGGTGAAGCGATTGAGGATACTATCCTCGGTCAAATCTTTTCATCAGCAGATGTAGGCTTGACGAATTGGTCAGTTAGTTCTGACGCCATTTGGAAAGGATACGCTGGTTACATGGCAGAGATCCTTATTGTAGGAACCACTACGGGATTTACCACAGAAGCTATGACGCTCGTGTCAGGCAAAACGTATCGTATTGATGATACAGCCAAAGAAATCTGGGATCGTTCGGTAGCCTTAGTGATTTGGGATAATGGCGCCCCTGTTGCGGCTGCAGACATCGAAAGTGTTGATTACCTCTTTGGTAAGGTTACCTTCGTATCTACTTATACGCCTACAGGAGCAATTACTGCTAATAGTGGTAGCTACTTTCCAACAGCAGCTCTTGGGTGTGCACAAAGCTACACGCTCACCATGACGACAGATCCTATTGATGAAACCTGCTTCAATACAGCACAGGCCAATAGCGGCCGTCGTATCTTCGCTGCTGGTCTCAAAACCGTATCATTAGAAATTTCAGGTGTATACTCACCCACGGATGACTTCAAGACTGTTCTCGCTGATAGAGCAGAAGTAATTATTGAAATCGATCCTACAGGATCTAATGATTCAGTAGCTCGTGGCTTCTTCAAACTCTCTACCCAAGGACAATCAGGTTCTGTAGGAGCTCTTGAAGAAGAATCATTGACTTTTAACTTGTATGTGCCAGATGAGTCCACCAATCCAGGCGTATATGTTCCATTCTCATGGGATCATCCTGGTACTGGCCTCAGCACTTCAATTCGTTGGTTGATGGATTCCTGGGAACAGGGCCTTAACACTTATGAAGTACGTTACTTGCCGCAGGGCACACCAGGTCAATCGCCTCTGGATGGTGTCTCAGGAGCATTTGTTGTTACGGATATGTCACTTAGTGGCGATCTAAGTTCAATGAATGTCTTCAATGCGGAAATGCAGGGCACGGGGGCGTTTACTATCCTTTGATAACTCCTAGTTAGGGGGATCTTAACGGATCCCCCTCCTTTTAACATAACACAATAGGCCGTGATATGACAACTAAAGCTAAAGATAAAGACGAAGCAGTACATGTAGCATTAACACGTGATGAGATCCGTTCCCAATTACTTGGCACATCTCATAAACCCAAAACCAAGCTAATCAACCTCTGGGGTATTGATATTGAGTTACGTCAAGCATCCCTCCGAGACATCCTGAAAGCATCAGGATCCGATGATGTAGAAGTTAATGCCGTTAATATGGTTGTGCGCTATGCATACATGCCAGGCACTAACACACGTATCTTCGAAGACACTGACCGCGAGGTGATCCTTGGTTGGCCATTTGGTGAGGATATGCAGAAGCTGCAAGCAGCTGTTGCAGAACTCACGGGTATTTCTGACGCCTCTGTTGAGAAAGCAAAGGAGGAATTGAAAGATAACCCTTTAAAAGGATAGTCTCCGATTATGCTATTTACATGCAAAGGTATTTCTCGGAGGTAATCGATACCGCCACGCTTGAGGATATAATCATATTTATAGCCACTCGCGAGTTACAGGAAAAGGAAGCTGAACGTGCAAGGAAACGTCAACAAGTTAAGGCAGAAGCGCGTGGTCGTGTTAGGAGTCGTAGATAGGAGTACACGCTAGTGGCAGGTGGTATGAACATTGGCACTATCCAATTTGGTATTGACGCTAACACGCAAGGCCTAGCAAAAGCTGGCCAGATGATCTCTCAGTTTCGTGGACGCGTAACTCAAGCGGCCAATAGTCAAGCTAAAAGCGCGCAACAAACAGCCAATGCTTTAGGCAGACAAGAGTCTGCTATGAAGAGAGCATTCCAGGCCACACTTGCTCATATGCAGGCGATGGAACGTTCTGGCATGTCGATGCAAAAGAATGCAGCAGCCTTCCGTACAATTGATGCAGCATTAGTTCGCTTCACTACGGAAATGAGTTCTGGGCGTCTTTCCACAGTTGACTTCACTCGTGCTATAGATGGCTTTAACGCCAAACTTAATAGATCGAAACGTGCTCTTACTCAATTCTCAGGCGGTAAACTTGTAGACACTCTAAGGAACCTTGAGAGTGCTGCCGTCCTGGCGGTTGGTCCATTATCGCGGTTCGGTGCAATGATTCGATCCATTGGTGCTATCGCATCTCGTTCCAATCTTAAGATCGTAGCCCTCTATGGCGGTATCACAGCTCTTACATTAGCATTCTTCAAGTTAGCACAAGCTGGTGTACAATCGAACCGAGTCTTTGAACAAGCAGAGGCTCGATTCGAAGCGCTCTCAGGTAGTCCAGCAGCCGCAGCAAAGGAAATGGCTTACGTCACAGAAGTAGCCAATCGGATGGGCTTACGTGTAACCGATGCTGCAGTAGCGTTCTCAAGATTTAGTGCAGCCGCACAAGGTACAGTACTTCAGGGAGCAGGAGCGAGGAAAGTCTTTGAAGGCATCTCAGCAGCTGCAGCAGCACTCCGCCTAGGTGCTGGTGAGGTGGAAGGCGTCTTCCGAGCAGTAGAGCAGATGCTTTCCAAGGGAAATGTGCAAGCTGAGGAACTTCGTGGCCAGTTAGGTGAAAGATTACCTGGTGCATTTAGGATCGCTGCAGAATCCATGAAGATGTCTACAGCAGAATTGAATAAAGCATTGAAGGATGGCAAAGTCCAAGCAGATGTATTCCTCCCCGCATTAGCAGAGTCACTTTCTAAGCTCTTTGGTGAGGAAGCATTAAAGAACCAAGATTCCTTCATTGGTAGCATGAACATCATGGTCAATCATTTTATGGATTTGACCAATGCAGTGAATGACACGTTTAAAATCTCAAATGCCATTGTATGGGTATTCAAGACATTAGGTAAGACTTTTGCATTTGCTAAAGACCATATGAATGATCTTACCAGAGCTGTTGTCGCCTTCGCTGCTGCCTCGTTAGTGTACACTGGCCCAGCGTTGTTGCGT